TCAGGATCTGCAAAGAAATACTTGGCACGACGACGGCCATCACGAATGGTGAGATAACTTTCACCGAAGTCAAGATCAGGAGAATCGTACAGGGAGAGACCACTCAAGAACTGGTTGAGATCATAGATCGCAAAGTCCTTCTCAAACTCTTCCTCAATCTCAGCTTCAGCCAGAATGTTCTTCATCACAGAGATGGTCTTCAGTTTGTTACCCTGTTTGATCAGGATGGACTGGTTGATCTGGGAGAAGTTCTTGAGGATGTTGGTGGTGTTACTAGAAAGTTTCATAGGTGTCTTTGCGCTCATTGTGAAGACCAGAGAAGTGGTAGAGGAGAATACAATAGTGGATGGCTTTCAGGATGTCAAGTCTGGACTTACCACCCTTCTTACCAAAACGTGAGAGGTATTTAATTGCGTTGGACCTGGTGAAAGGTTCGGCATCACCGATACTCTCAATCAAATCCAGAGTTTGAGTTTTGGATTCTTGAGAAGTGTAGTGTTGGTGATATGTACTTGTTAGATATTGTTCAATTTCTTTGAGTGTTTTGTCTTCTTGATACTTCCAGAAGCCGTTCTGGTTTGTTTCTTTATTCATGTTTGCAAGATATTCAAGGTCACTATGACCCCATGGTCGCATACCATCATCAACTTTCATAGTGAAAACATTTCCATCTGGTGTTTCCTGTTTGTCAATACGGAGGGGAGTATAGTCATACCCCCCGTGGTTCATGATAAACTCTTCGTCAGTCATTTCATCATATAGGGATACATTACTCATTGTACCTCATCGGTGGACTTGATGTCAACATCCGCGTCAACTTTGTCATAGAGATCCATGAATGCACCCTTGGTTTCATCATCAAAACGATTGAGACAAACCTGAATGGCTTTCACCTTGTCACCAAAGATTGAATATGCACGGACGATGTGAACCAAACGACGAGTGGAGATAACCTCTTCAATACCACCATCATAGAAAGTACGACGGATGATATCAGCCCAGTCAGTCAAGTGTGCGATAAACATTTGATCGTCACACAGTTTGGAAAGGATCCGTTGTTCGGTAGAAGGAGAAGGATAGGACTGTTCAAGGGTCACAGGGAAACGTTCAAGGAAAGCTTCGTTGAGAACGTTAGTCCCGATGAAACGACCATCGTCACTACCCTTACCCTTAGTGTTTGCAGTTGCAATCACGTTGAAACCCTCTTTGGGTTGAACGTGACGACCGATCTTCTTCAGGAAGACACCCTTACCCTCAAGGATGGATTGGAGACACAGGATCTTATTGGATGCAAGATCAACTTCATCTAGAAGGAGAATAGCTCCGCGTTCCAGAGCCTCAATGACTGGTCCGTTGTGCCAAACAGTTTCACCATTAACAAGACGAAAACCACCAATAAGATCATCCTCATCAGTTTCGATGGTGATGTTGACACGGATCAACTCCCGACCCAGCTGAGCACAGGCTTGTTCAACACCAAACGTTTTACCATTACCCGACAGACCCGTAATGAACGCAGGATAGAAGAGACGGGACTGAATAATCTTGCGAATATCGTTAAAGTTACCAAACTTGACGAAGGTATCATCTTTCTGTGGAATGAGGTTTTGTTCGATAGGAGGAACCACCGCAGGAGCGGTGACGGTCTTTTCAAGTTGTTGACGGGCTTCTTGCACAGTCAGGTCCCACTTACCACGGGAGATTTTATATTGATCAAGTCGTTTAGTCACAGTGGGATAAGAGATGCCGTTGGCGGCACAGTACCCACGAACATCACCAGAAGTGATTTGATCACCGTAGGTATCGCGGAGTGCGTTGATGATGTTGTTGGACATTTGTTTGAAACCCTCATTGGTATGTATGTAATATACATGAAAAAACCCCCTAGGAGGGGGTGAGGTGGTCAGCCACCCAGGTGTCCATGGTGGCGTCCTTTTGCATTTTCATCATGAGATGCATGGTTCTCTTATGTGGTCTCTGTTTCCACCCATACCACTTAGAGACCTTACCCTTGTCATGAGGCGGTTCCTTGCCAACTGAATAGTATTGATCAGCTGTCATGTCGATCACAAAACCATTCTCACGATCTCTCAACCACCAATGAAGATCTCCTCGGTAATCTCTGGCACTCATGGGATCTAGAGTGTCAGTATCAAGGAGATAATACATAGCCTGAGTTGCATGATAACAATGCCCGTACATGGGATTGGTCTCATTCTCAACACGATACTTCTTAGTAAGAAGATCTGGAGTAAGGCATTCTCTCAGTCTCCGTGAACACTCAAGGATCATTGAGATAGTGTAAGGAACTTTGTGATAGTGAAGGATGTCTTTTTTGATGATCACCCATTCACTAGCACCTTTTTGATAACAAGGTCTCTCTAGGATATCCACTCTGGTTTACGATCAGGATTACGAAGATAGTTTTCCGCTACCCAAGGCTTAGATGCGATGTACATCTTGTACGCGGTAAATGTATCTATACTATCATCAAACTTGTATTCTTCAGGCATTGCACGGGCAAAATTTTCAGCCATACAGTAACAAGTGATTGGTTTACCAGTCTTGCGATGAAACAAACGTTTGGCTTCAAACAAAGTCTTAGTACATGAATGCACTTTACCATATCGAAGATAATACTCAAAGGCAAGAGAACATCCATGCGCAATCAACCATGCGGTGTTGTTGATGTTCTCTCCAGCCCATTGAGTGCAAGGATGATTGCGGAAGGCACCCTTTGCGGTTGCATAAGGCGTACCATCTAGTTTGTTGATTGTACCCCAGTCATAATACCACTTAGAGAAAATGATGGAGAGCATTTGACAGCTCTCCAGAGGCATCTTGACAATGTGTTTGTCAGGAAGAACCCTGGCAGAAACACGGGGATTGGGATCAGTAACAAAGATGTTCATGCGATAACCTCAACAAATTCACTCAGGATTTTTTTGTTCAGTTTCTTAGACTTCAGTGATTTTGTGAATGCACTCTTGATTTGAGACTTGGTTGCATTGTCTGCGACTTCAAACTCACTGTCATTACCAATGGAACTAGAGGACATTGCAAAATACTTTGTGTAACCTTGAATACCCGCAACAGTCGCGGACTTGTTCTTTTTCCATTGTACCATGACTTTCTCAACCTCGTCATACTTCAGTTCTTGATTTGCAAGATAACGACGAAGTTCACCACCACCCAGAATACGAATACCCAAGAGATTGACTTCAGGGAACCGATCACGGAGGTTCTTCAGTAGAGCCGTGGTAGGACCAGACCACCGACTAGGAATGTTGTAGGTAGTTCCCAGTTTACGATCACGGAGAACACAACGATCACTAAGGTGATTGAAACCATAATTGTTTTGATACTTGATGAGGTAAGGAATGGTTTGGGCTTCACCATCGGTCAGGATGATCGTGTTCAACTTCTCAACACCATAACGTTGTTTGAACTCAGGAATGATTTTGTAGAGGGAAACCAAAGCTTCATTCAACGGAGTTCCAGACAACATCAGTCGGGGGAAACCACCAGGATTGGATGCAATCATGTAGAGAGACCTACAGTGACGTTCGAAGTCCTTTGCACGGGTCTTACTGGACAGGAAGTTCAACATATTGAAGAACCCAGCCAGAGCCAGAGTGTTAGGAACATCGTCCTGGTGGAGGAGACTGCGATAGGTTAGATCTGGCATATCTGCAGCATCATCACACTGACGGAACCATTCGTTAGAGAATGCATAAACCTCAAAGGGAATGTTGACTTTGCGACAGAACCAAACAAGATTGAGAAGTTGTTTGACAGTATCCTTAAGAACCATCTGCATTGAACCAGACCAATCAAGAACAAAGATGAGACCGTGGTTCTTACCATCAGGAAGAACAGTCACCTTCTTGAAGAGGTCCTCATTGAACTTGTAGGTGTGAAGTTTACCAGTGTCAAGAACACCAGTGCGACTAGTTGCAGCTCGTGCATATGCACTTGCAGACTTCTTCATCTCAAACTCTTTGACCAGGTAGTTGACTTCCTTCTGAGCCGACTTCTTGAAGTCATTGTATTCCTGAATGTAATAGGCTTCAGGATCATAGTCACCACAATCTTCCTGTCGTTCTGCACGACGTTTCTCATAGTAACCCCAGATCCTTTCACTAGGAATGACCAGACGGTTCAACCTGATTTCAGGAACCTCAATGTAGATGGTGTCCCCATAAGAATATCCGCAGAGAGTTTCAAGTTTCTCTTGCAGGTTGTCGTCAGTGAAACCTTCCTCAAAGGTATCACCACCAGAATTACCAATATTCCCACCTTCGTCACCTTCGTTGGCGTTTTCTTTCTCGTTGGCATTCTCGTTGGCGTTTTCTTCTTCTATACCATCCATCCAGTCACTATCACCACCAGAGGATCCTTCATTTCGTTCTTGGATCATCTCAGGCGTAGGAACATCCTCACTCTCTTTCTTCTTCTCTTGAGTGAATGCATAGATCTGTTCTGCGGCTACACATGCATCTGCAAAAGTTTCCAGTTGAGAAACCATGTCAACATAGGGTTTCTCTTCATCACTGAACTTCATGTCAAGGTTACCCTTGAAGTACAGATTGATACGGTCAATGAAGGAGAACTTGTTGGGATCTTCACCTTCAATCCCAAAGAAGTCGTTCTCATTCAGTTCAACATAGCCGCGAAAGAATGACTTCGCAAGACCAGGGAAACGACGTTTCATCAGTTTCTCAATCCGTGCATCCTCAGTCACGTTGAGATAAGACTTAGGAGCTTTGATGTTAGAGAAGTCTTCATTAGGAGTATAGAGTGCATGACCAACCTCATGACCCACCAGGAGGTCATAGACAGTCTCACTGGCACGGTTCCAGTTGGGGAGGGTCAGTACACGGGTCTCAACGTTGAATTGAGCCGTTTCACAATTCTTATGTTCTACGATCAGGTCTTCTTGTGCAAGGAGACGAGCCAGTTG